AGAAAGTGCAGATAATTTAGGATTGTTTAGTTTTTCTAGTTCTTCATTTAAAGAATCTTCTGCATCGTAGTCAACTTTTCTTTCGTCTATTAATTCCCAATCTTCTAAATCTTCATCTTCTCCAAACTCCTCTAAATCAGAAGCCATTTTAGACATCTTTACACCAGTCTCTTCTTCTCGTGTTTCAGAATCTTTTACATTCTCTAAATCAATAAATTGTAAAGGTTGTAAGGTCTTAAAGTATAGGTTTAAGGCAATACCATTAAACGCTAATATCTTATCAAGTGCATCTATTAAAAGGTCTTGAAATGGGTTGATGACAATATTTTGCATTAATATAGATGCGTTCTTTAACTCTTCAGCATTATTTCCAAAACCACTATTATCTTTAATACCTAATAACATTGGAGAGACAATTCTGTGCGACATCATAATCTTACTCTGCGCCTCACTTGAAATAAATTCGTATTGATTATGAGCATCTGAAATTTGTACTGGTGTAATGTCCGCTTGTGATTCTTTTGAGTCATTAAATGCAATTATCAGCTTACCAGCAGAATTCGTTCCTTGAAATTTAGAAACTATTTTGTTTTCAATTAATGTTTGTGTTTCTTCATCTGGTACAGAATTATTAAAATTAATTAAGGCTGCTGGAGCGAAAGAATTTTTTATGTTATTTACGTGAAAATTTGCAATTTCTTCTTCAATCTCACTAAAGCTAATCCCCGAAACATAGTCTGGAGTACTATAATAGTACATCCCAGCTTCATAAGGTTTTACATATAATATCTCAATAGGTTTAGGTATATCTGAAACCCCAAAAGATGGTAACCTTAAAGGCTTATCGCTTGGCTTTGCATTTGCCCAATCTGGATGGTAATAATACGCTTGTATTTTTTTATCTTCTGATCCTACTTTTTCTGCCCTTAGTGTTTCAATTGGCAAGTGTTCAACCTTTTCAATTGTCTTTTTATCTTTTGAATAGATAACTTGTATAGCACATTGACCAGTTAGTTTTAAATCGTATGCTAATTGCCTTAAATCGTCTTTTTTAAATAAAGATATCATTCTTGCGTATTGCTCAGGCTTTCTAGAACTGTTTGTTGCATCAATACCTTTACCGTATATCATTTGAGAGATGCCAGTAATACAAGCACCAGATGTAGCACTTCCATTTGCTCGGTTTATCAAAAATTTGAAGTAATCATTGTTTGAACCAAATTCAACCCATTCTTTATTCTTGGATTCTACTATTTTCGGACTTGTGTAAGTGCTTAAATTAACAAAGCTAATTTTAGAATCTTTCTTTGTTTTAACCACCGATGGCTTTCTGTATTTATTTATGTGTTTACTCATAATATTATAAAATCGTTATTACCACTCTCTTCTTTATACACATCTTTATTGACTGTATAATGTTCGTTATTAGATTGGTTTGTTGATTGGTCTGTACAAAATATTTTATCTCTGTAAATAATATCTAAATCAGTTACCACACCTTGACCGTTGTATATTTTTAAATCGTAAAAACGACCTTCTTTTAAATCAAAAACACTTGACAAACTAATATAGTTTCCTACTTTACTTCCAGTAACTAATAAAGTATTTGTATTATTTGTACTGTCATCCCTTAACTTTAAGGTTACAGATGTAGCATATACTCTTGGTATAACCTTTATATTTTGTGACTCCGTAGTAGATAGTAGTATCTTCATATATATATAATGAATTTATACCCTGATTTTAATTTTTAAACCAAAAAAAAAGGCAACCGATTATGATTGCCCTTTTTTAAATAAGAAATTAGATTATGCGTTAGGATCTATTTGAGCTGCTGCATTTAAATTATCTAAAACTCCACCAGTTGTAAAGTTTGGTGCGTTTCTTTCGTTAGCTACCATAGTTAAATTAAATGAACTGGCATCACCCATTGCAGCTCCAGTTAAAATTGAACCTCCCGTAGTATCAGCTCCATGCTCTAAACCTACTAAAAAAACGTTTCCGTTATAGTCTTCAATCGCTATATGTGGTCTTGATACTGCTAGTATAGCTATCTCAGCTTGTGTAGCACTATCTAATATAGGTAAAACTAAATTTAATGTTTGTGTATAGAATGTAGTTCCAGATTCGTTTGAACTTGTTATACTTGTTTCTAATGATGAAGCACCTTTGATATCGTATTTATACCAAATATTTGCTCCAGATATTCCTGTAATGTCTGCACCACTTACTCCGCCTGTTAAAGTACCTAAAGTACCATAATCCGCAAAATAAATAGCTTTTAATCCTCCTACGGAAGTTTTGCAACCTAATGCTCTTCCAGCTGTTAATAAACAAGCCATAATGTTATATTTTTTTTTTAAGTTATTAAAAAAAGGGTAAGCAGATTAACCACCTACCCTTTAATATTATTTAATTATTAGTGATTAAGAATAGAAAACTACGTCTTCTAAAACTCCAATCTGAACTCCTGCAGTATAACGTGCAACAAATCTTACATTTTTAGAACCATCCAAATCAGCCATATCTAAAACTTTGATTTCATTGTGGTCTGCTAATAAACCAGTTCCGAAATACAAGTTAGACTTTAAAGTAGCAACCATTTTATTGTCTGCTAATCCGTTTGCAACTACAATTTTAATACCATCAAAATACTGTATATCAATATCTTGGTTGTTTCCTAAACCGTTCACACCGTTTGCACCCTGTCCTTGACTTTGAAATCCGCCTAAACTTCTTTTATAACTGCGAAAAACATTGTTTGATACATAAATAAATAGGTCTTCGTTGTTTACTATTGAACTTGGAGTAGCATCTACTACTTTTCCGATTTCTTCAAGTACGTTTGCAGATGTTACTGTTGTCCCAACTATATCTTGTCCTGCTGGTAAAGTAGCAGCAGTTAATAATGTAGCGAATCCATCAAAAGAACCTGCTCCAGCAGTTCCACTCCAGATACTGTTTTCAGTAGCTTCTGCAATTTTACCCGCCATTAGTCCGATAAAGTAATCAGAAAAAGTTTTTGGTAAATTATCGTGTGCAGAATACCCCATAGAGATTGCTTCCCAATCAGATTGAAAAGGTGTCTTACAAAGTTCTAAATTTACTTGTAATTCTTTAGGCTCTAAAATTCTTTCAGTTAATGCAACTGTTCCTGCATCTGTAAAATCACAACTTGCGTTTGCAATCATTCCTGATAGGTCAACTCTTTTTAAAACTTCTTTAAATTTTACATTTGGTTTTACTTCGATTAAACCATTTGCAATTGTGTTACCGCTTAGTAAACTTGCCGATAAATATTTTCCCGCGAAACTTCCGCTATACGTACTCGAAATTGATAATGCCATTTTATTTATTTATTTAATTTGTTAAAAATTCTACTTTGGATTGTGCTTTTACCTTTTTGAGAATAAAGGTTTAATTCTTTTTTTTCAGTTACTGCTTCTGGATTATGTGATATTCCTTCAACTTCTGATAATTCAACTTTAACTTCTTCTTCTTTTACTTCAGTTTTAGAAAGTTTTAGATCGTTAATTTCGTTACGCAGTTTTTCAATTTCAGAAAAGAATGTTTCTTCGCTAATTGACTTTACAACTTTTTTAGGTGTTGCTTGTTCAGTTGCTAATTCTTCTTCAACTACTTCTTCACTTACTGCTTCTTCTTCAACAGGTGCTTCTTCTTCAGCATCTTTAATTTCAGCAATAATACCTTCTTCTGCAACTACAATAATTTTGTTATCAGCAGTTTCATAGCTTCCAATTGGAAGGGCAACTCTTTCTTCATCTGCAACGACAAAAATTTCTGCTCCCACTTCAAATACTTCTGCTTCCAATACTGCACCATTACCAAGTTCCATTGTTTCAAACTTTACTTCTATTCCAAGTAAGGTTCTAACTTTGTTTAGTGTTTCTTTTGTATTCATAATTATATAATCAATTTTAGTTAATATTTTGTATTTTGCTTGTTAATTATCTTCTTCAATTGCGTTTATCCTTCCGATACCTTGCTTCCAATAATCAGGTGCATCACAATCTTGTTCGTTTTTACATTCAATAGAATAGGTATTTTTACACTTACAATAAACTGCTTTACTCATTATGATAATAGTTTTTTAAGTTCTTCTAATTGTTGTTCTTCGTATTCTTTAGAATTACTATGTACCCACCCTTTTTGGGTATATTTATCGTGTTCTTCTTTATTCATTATCTTAACACTTGCACCAGTTTTAGGGTTATACATTGTATGGGGATATTCCATAAAGTGTTCTTTCAGTTCTTCGTTAGGTCTTTCTAATTTGTCTGCAAAATATCCTTCAATACTGAAACCTTTTACCTTTCCTGTTTTTACATAGTCATTCCAAACTTCATCATTATCAACTTTAACGCTACCCATCCAAGTACCTACACTAACATCTAAATCATACAAAGCTGATTTATCTTTTTCTTTATCTTCTACTATCCAACTTTCAACTAATGTCAAACCCTTTAATTTACCATCGTGTTCTAAAGTAGAATTAGATTGATTACCATTTTGTAAATACATTTGAGATGCTTTTAAAACGGTATCAGCAGAAAAGAATACATAATATTCTTCCTCTCCGTTGCGTCTGTAAATTGGTTTCTTTGGTATTAATAAAGCACCCATTAACAATCGCTTCTCCTTACTTATTTCTGCAAGTTTAATCTCTTGGTTATTTAAAGCAATAAAATCTGATTCGATTGCACCGTTGGCAACAACTGAAATAGCTTCTACTCCGATCGCTTCGTCTTCATCTAAAATTAACTCTATTATTTTCATAATTATATAATGTATTTTTTAAATTATTTTGTATTTTTAAATTGAAGCACTTTCAACAATATTTCTATCCATTGATTGAGCAGTTGTAACATCATTTGAAACTACATACGCTTGAACTGGTTGTTGTGATTGCCCACCTATTGCATCCGCTAACTGATTTGTTTCACTTGCTCCAACTATGGAAAATGCTGGAGGTAAAGATGGAATTGATGGTGCTGAACCTCCTCCGCCACTTGACAAACTTGGTTTTGCTGGTGTTGAACCGCCACCACCTAATTGACTTAATCCTTTTGCAGTTGCAGCAATATTTGTAGCTATACTAATACCAGCACCTATATTGTTTATTGATTTTTCTGCTGCTGCTAATGCTATACCACCAGGAAGTAAAGCGTATTTTAAAACTGCTGCAGAATTAGCTGCTTGTGTATTAATTACTGTTTTAGCAATACCTACTGCACTTTCTCCAATTAAAGCTGCTGATTGTAATGCTTTGTTTTTACCAGCTAATTGACCAAGTAAAGCAAAACCAGCTCCAATATTATTTAAGTTACCTTGTCTTATTGCTGCTTTTGCATCTGCAACTGCTTTAGTATTTGCAACTTCTTGAAGACCTAACGCTTTTTCATCAGCGGCTTTTTTAGTTTCTCTATCTAAATCTGTTTTAGCAAACCCATCACGCATTAATTGCAAACTTTCTTTTTGGCTTCTTTCTAATTCCTCAGTTGATAAACCTTGTTCTGTTGCTAATAAAATAGCTTCATCAAATTTTTCTTTTTCTTTTTCTAATGCTAAAACTCTTTTTTCTTCTTCTGTATTTGCTTCAAGTTCTCGGATTGCTTTTATATCTGCATTATATTTTGCTTCTATTGCTTTTTTGTCAGCAGCTTTTTTCTTTTCATTTGCTTTACTATCATCGACTTCTTTTTTCTTTTCAGCAGCAATTTCTTTTATTCTTGATAATTCTTGATTCTGTGCAAGTTTCTCTAACTTGTTGAATTTAGTTTT